CTTCCCTATCAATAATTTCGATAATAGTATTGACGAAATGATCACCTTGGGCATCATCATCTCCTTTTACTACATTTGCCATCATTCCTGCCATCTGCATGATTGATTCATCAGTAAATGATGAAATTAATGGTTCATGATCAACATAAACACGTTCATAATCAGCAACAGGAATATACTTTGCAATTATTTTTTTATCTCTAATAAGTTCTAATATAGTTTTAACAGTATGTCTTCTATCAAAATACATACCATTTAATAGTGGTATTAACCAGGAATGTACCCACCAACCTTCAATTAATGAACTTGATAATGGTTCCTGTTTGCTTACAAATATTTCTCTATATCCTCTTGGACTATTGCATGTAGGACAAATTAAATTACCTACATCTTCCATACGTAATCCTTTTAATGATAAAAAAGGAAATCTAAAAAGAGGATCATTTTCTGCGGTTAATCCTTCTTTTTCCAGACTCTTAATTGTGAAATTAGAATCCCACTTAAATCTTTTGCCGATCATAGTAATACTCAGGTGGTCATGGTCTAATTCAAGACCAATCGTTTACAATAATATTATAGCACAAAAAAAAGGGATGTCAAGCGACATCCCTTTGAGAATATATAAGCAACTCGCTTACATAAGGTTCTTAACTTGAACTCTTCTGTAGTAACGGTTAGAGTTGATAAGCAGTCTACCTACGCCTTGAGTGGTTCCTTCAGCGAATGGGTTAGCAACAATACCATATCTGGTCTTGAAGCCAATTTTTGGCTGGAAGGAGTTCTCACCCACAGCACGAACCATCTGTAGAGGAACGTATGGGCAATAGAACAGACCTGCATCATAAGGAGAAGTACCCTTATAACCTACAACATAGTACTGATTACCAGAGTCAGATGCTGTGTTTGCAGCAGCTAGGTTAGCAGCATATGGGTCAATGTAAACTTTGAACTTACCATTGATTGTACCAGCAAATGTATTGCCTGTATCATCAACATTCAAGTTTGCATTAAGTGCAGGTGTATAATCAAGGATTCCTGCCATTGTAAGAGCAGAAGCAACATCAGCAGAGCAAAGGACCATGTTGCCCTTTCCACGCCTTGTTCTCTGTGCTATAGCATTAGCATCTCTTTCAATCTGGAATAGAAGTCCCTTGAACTTCTCAACTGACCACCTACCATTGGAGTCAATGTCTAGGTCGAATACACCAGCAGTTGCTGTGTTTGAAACAGCACCCTGTTCAGCAGTCTTGTAGATAGTTCTAATAACTTCTCTGTTGATTTCAGCAAGGATCTCAGTAGAGAGGATATTAGCAAGTTCTGCTTCAGCATTAAGACCATGAATTGCTTTAAGGTCTTGAGCAAGTTCTAAACTGTACTCTGCCTTTAGTGCTCTGGACTTAGCAGTAACAGTAACTTTCTCAATACTGAATGCCATCTGGTTGAAGGCATCATTGCCATCACCTAGACTTTCAGCATCACCAGTAGGCATACCCTGACCAACTGTGTAGGTTGCTGTGTTAGTTGCAGCAGTACCAACAGGGTTAAGAACTGATGGGTTAGTACCTCTTTGAGTATCAGTACCAATACCAGTTGCTACGTCAGAGAATGGTCTTGTTAATGTAGTATCAGAGTTAGCATCTGTACCAGAGAAAGCTGTATTAGCTTCATTGTAGAATGCCTCTGTACCAGTCATGTTGGTATATCTGCTTCTCATCGCGAAGATAAGACCAGTAGGACCAGACATTGGCTGAACACCAGCAAGGTCATAAGCGACCAAGTTAGGCATTGCACGTCTAATCAATGAGATTAGAACTGGGTCGAAACCAGCATTTCCTAGTGCAGTTGTACCTGCTGTACCGAAACCACCCTGAGCACCAGCAGCGTTGCCGTGCATTGTGGGTTGTTCCATCAGGTTGATACCTGAGTTAAATGCTGATTCTTCTTTTAAGAATTTTTCTTGATTTTCTAGCAGAACTGCGGTTACTGCTTTACGGTGACTGTCTTTGATTGGATCAAGACCTTCATAGTCAAGTAAAGGAGCCCACTTTTCCTGCAATTGTTCTGATTGGAACATTTTGCTTTTACCTATAAAAGTGTGAAATTTACGTTTGAATTAATAATTACTTCAACTCTGCTTTGGTTTGAATGCACCTAATGCTTGTAAATAAGATTCCATTCCACCAGCAACTGGTGCAACAGTACTATCTACTCCCTCAGAAAGGGTTTGTGCTTTAGATGTTTCTTTAGCAGATTCGGTAGCAGTTCTAGAGAAGTATGACTCCTTAAGAACTTCTAACTTACCACGATATTCGTCTTCACTTTCAAACTCTACACTTTCAGCAAGTGAAGCAAGCTTTTCTTTCTGAGTAGCTGCTAGCCCTTCAGAAACTGATTCTAAGATATTGGATGCAGTTGACTCACCGAGTCTCTTATTTAATCCAATGTTCTTATCAATCTGCTCATTGAGTTTGGTCTCCATATCATCTAGTTTTTCTACCATGCTCTCAAGCACATCATATTTGTCTTCAGGGATAGTTACATAATGTTCTTCAAAAAGACTCTTCATTCCACCAAGGAATGATTCAGTCATCTCAGTCTTGAGTCCATGCTCTATTGCAAGAGTATTCTCATCAAGCCATTCTTGAGAAACATACTCCAAGTAGGAATCTACACGCTCTTGAAGAGATGCTTTCAGCTCTTCTCTAGATTCCTGGAGTTTTTCTTCATACTGGACTTCAAGAGTCTCTTGAATCTCTTTTACCTTGGAATTAAGAGCAGCTTCAAAAATAGTCTTTGCTTTCTCTTTAAATTCCTCGGACAATTCTTCTCCTCCTAAGAGGGCATTAACATCATCTTCGATGTCAACAGTTTCGTCCACTGTGTCTTCAGATACTTCTACTTGATCTTCAGCAACCACTTGATCTTCCTCAATTACTTGATCTTCAACTTCTACTTCTTCTTTAGCAGTAGCAGCTTTTCTATTAGTGACTACATCACTTACTTGTTTGATAGTCTTACCTGGTGTCTTTAACTTATTAGAGTCACCTATTGGACTATTATTTTCAGGTGTAGGACCACCTAGATCCTCATAAGGAGGTGTATTGCCAGGTGTGCTAGCTCCTGATGGACCTGATTGCATTGCTTCAGGTGCAGGGGCGTTGGCATTCACGGCAGTTTTAGATTGCTCCATTTCTTGTAATTTCGTACCACGAGACATTGTTGACAGCTCCGATTTATCTTATTAAATCTATATTTATTTAGTAGATTAAGATTTTACAATGAGTTAAGGAAATCGTTGAAAAGATTTGCTTTATTCTCATCTAATTGTCTTTGATCTACAAGTGTATTAATTTGTTTGTATGTTTTAGCAGCTTGGGCTTCTCTTAGGATGCCACCATCCCAGATCCAATCCTTTCCTTCCATAATTCCTGAAACAAAAGCATCAGGTGCTGAAGGGTCAGCCACTATATCTGCAGCAGTTGATAACATAAAGTCATCACTAACCACATTATATCCTTCACGAGTTGGTTTCAATGAACCAATTCCTCTTGAAGAAACACCAAGTTTTACTCCTTCATCAATAAGGTTTTTAGCAATATTTCCCATTGGTGTATTGAGAAGTTTTGCTTTACCAATGAAGTTAGTTCCATTCTCTTTAAGAGAAACAATCTTGTGAGATACTCTATCAAGATTGACAGTAGGACCTTCTGGATGACCAAGTTCACCAAGTGCTCTTCCAGTCACAATATTAGATTCACTGTATCTTTGTACTTCCTTTTTCAAGGTTTCCATTGGATACATTCTTCCATTGCGATTTTGGATATCACCTTGGAGGAAGATACCTTCAATATACATTGATTTTTTACCATTTTTTTCTTCAACGATAAAATCAACTGTTTCTATTTCTTCTCTAATGAGTTTCATCAGGCATCCCCCGAAATTTGAACTTGCTGATACCAAAGAGCACCATATGGTTGAACAGATACTCCTTTATTACTAACCTTAACTACATCTCTTACTTCTGCATGATGTGATTGTGAATCTACAAAAGCAGTAAAGGCAGTTCCAACAAAACTAGTATAATCATTGGCCACTGTCATTTGAGTGTTATTAGTAGGATAGTTACTATTAATACTAGTAATTAACTTATTACTAAATTCCCAATGCTTATTAGCTGAATTAGTTGTTGTTACTGATACCAGTTGATCAACTCCAAAAGGACAACCAGTTCCTTCAGGGAAAGTTATTACTGTAGTAGCACCACTAGTGGTCATTCCAACAACCCTATTAGCTGAAGGTCTTCCTATATTAATAGTAGATGTTGAGTTTTTTAAAATCACAGCATCTGTTGCTGCGGCTGTAGGTGTTGATCCCACTCCAACTGCAACATGACAACTTGCTGAATCAGCAACTAATCTTAAAGTATTAGATCTATGCTGAATAAAGGAAGATGTGGTAACAGTTGTACCATTTGCAGCTATTGCTATGGAACCACCAGCTCCAACGGGTTGAAACGCCATTATTTTTAATTACAATAGTCCTATACGTTAGTTATTTATTAATTTTCTACACCCTGTTCTACAGGTTCTTCTGCAGATTCTGGTCCTTCTAATTCAATATCACCTTCTAATTCAGCTTCTGGTTCTGGATTATCTAAATCTATATCTTGATCAAATAATCTACCAGCAACTTCAGGTTTTAAATCAGAGATTTTATCAGCACTTTTTGCATAAAGTAAGTCTTTAATTTTATCACTTATTTGAGAGGGAGATTCATCCGTCACCAATAAATCCATTAATTCATCCATAGTTAAAAATTAATAATACAACGTCGTAGGGTTATTTATAAGTCTTGTATAGACTCAGATCCACCAACTGAAAAAGGATTATACTTTGATGTAGCAATTTCATACATTTTATGGTGTATATTTTCCTCTTCGTCTTGTGGTTCTACTGAACAAGGTGGGTCATATTTGTCGGGATCTGTAGCAATAGGCATGGAATCTAGGGGGTTATATTTGTAATCAGGATCAAACCATTCATCATAAGGTAATACTTCTGGTGCTGGATAGGTCATTTTTCCTTTTTATATTTCTCCTCCTTTAGGAGGTTCGAATTTTTTTTCTTCTGGAGCAGGGTCTACAGGATTTGCGCCCATATCTCCATTAATTTGAGGTGCTGCTGGATCTAAAGGCATTCCAGTTGCAGGATCAACAGGAGCATTTGGATCTGGAATTATACCATCCTTAATTTCCTTTTCAATTTGTTCATCTTGCTCTATGATTTCTCCATCAGTTTGACGAAGAATATTTCTCCTTACATAATCAGCAGAATAATATCTACCAACATAAGGTTCTGCTGCACCAGCAAGATTTAATCTTTCTTGCATAAGTTCAGCATCTTTGAGTTCAGCAAAGTGATTATCATATAAGAAATCATACTGAATATGCTCACTCATTACTTCCCAGTCTTCAGGAGTAATTACATTCGTTAGGAGTAATTGGGTTCTCAGCATGTCATTAAACATTCTGGAGAATCTCTTTCTTAAACGTCCAACAAACTTACTAAATTTAACTTCATCCCTCAATATCTCTGAGGATCTTCCCAAGTTAAATCCTCCTTCTCCGTCCATTCTTGATGTGGGTACATTGAGCGACCTATATAATTTCTTTTTGAAGTACTCAATATCCGTGATCTCTCCAAGGTTTTGACCTCCAGGAAGAGTAGAAATTTCAGTTCCACGACCTCCTTCCCTTCTAGGCAACCAGAAATCTTCAAGCATTGACATGTACTTCTTGTCATCTCGGATCTCTCCTGTGTCGGCGTTGTAGACAAGTTTGTTCCGATATCTCATCATTACGTCACGGAGATATTGCTCTGCCTTGACTTTAGGTAAATTACCTACATCTATGTAGAAAATTCTTCTTTCTGGTGCTCTTGATAATCTGTATATAACTAAACTATCCTCAATCATACGTAATTGATTGAGAGATTTAATTGCTTTGTGTAGATATGATAAAGTTGATCCCTTATTTCTATCAACTAAACCTGACGTACAGTATGTTATAGAGTCTTTTGCAATTTTAATTGCACCTTTTCCACCCATTGCAGCTGGACTTTGAGTGGGATATACTTGTTTTGGTGTATATACAAAGTATTCTTCTAGTTCTGGAAACTCATAATCTTGTGGATTTCCTGTATTTAATCCTGTAATTGTATTAGAATTAAATCTATTATCTCCCTTTTTTTTC